GCCGGCGCCGTCCCGCTCGACGATCTCGCCCGCGACCAGGTCCTGGCCCGACAGCACTGTTCCCGTCGCCCGCGAGCGGAAGCCGTTGGCCTCGCTGACCATGAACTCGCCGGCATGCTTGCCTTCCGTCTTGGTAGCCATCGCTGGCCTCCTTCACCTTTGAATCACGGGGAGCGCCCGGCTAGAACCGGCCGGCGCCGGTCGCCTTCTTGATCGCCGCATCCCAGCCGCGCGCGGCGTCGGATTGGCCCGCCGGCGCCGGCCCACCGGGCTGGTGGGTGTTGCGCACGTCGCCAGACTGGTTCGCCGCGATCAGGTCGAGGAACGTCGCCTTCGCGGCCTGCACGCTGAGGCCCTTGGCGGCGAGCTCCGCGGCCACCGCCGCGCTGATCGCCGGCCACCGGCCGCGCAGCCGCGCGCCGACCGCCTTGATCTCGACCGCCTGCTCGATGCGCCGGCGCACCGCGCCCGCGCCGAGCTTGGCGTCGATCAGCTGGCGGGCCAGGCCCGGCACGCCGGCGTCGGCGCACATCTGCGCGACCCTGCCCGGCGAGGCAGCCTTCTCCTTGTCCTCGTCGTCGTCCTCGGCCATGTGGTCGTCATCGTCCTCGTCGTCGTCCTGCGCCTTGACCTTCTTCGACTTGGACGATTCCTTGTCCTCGTCTTCGTCGTCGCCCTCGGCCTTCTTGGCGTCCTCGGGCTCGTCGTCGTCGCCCTGGGCCTTCTTGGCGTCCTCGGGTTCCTCGTCGTCCTGCGCCTTGGCGCCGAACCTGCGGCCCCGCAGTCGGTTTGCAATGCTCATGGCCGTGCTCCTCTACTAGTCCTCCGAAGCCTTGGCGAAGGAGGATCAAACGGCCCGCAGCGCGGGCGCTGGGTTGACCTCGGCGGCGAGCGCCGCGAACACATCGGCCGGGTCGGCGATGCCGTCGGCGAAGCCGACCTCGAGCGCCTCGGCACCCATGAAGATGCCGGCCTCGGTGGCGCGCACCGCGGCCTGGTCCATGCCGCGCCACGCCGCGACCCGGGTCACGAACTGGTCGTGCACCGCATCGACACTGGCCTGGACCAGGCCGCGGACCTCGTCGGGCAGGTCCTGGTACGGGTTGCCGTCGGCCTTGCGCGCCCCGGCCTGGACAATCGTCGGCTTGACCCCTTCGCGCTCGAGCCAGGTCTCGAAGCTGAAATGCACCCACACCACACCGACCGATCCGACCTGCGCTACGTCCGACGCGAGCCATATCTCGTCGGCCGCGGCGGCGAGCAGGTAGGCGGCGCTGAATGCCATCTCGTCGGCGATTGCCACCACCGGCTTTCCGCGGCCCGGATCGGCGATCCGGTCGGCGAGCTGGAACGCACCGTGGACCTCGCCGCCCGCCGAGTGGATGTCGAGGATGACCGCCTTGACCTTGGCCTCGCCGAGCGCGGCGTCGAGCTGCGCCCCGATCCAGTCGTAACCCATGACTCCCGAGTAGGCGCCGATCGATGCCTGGCGGTGGGCGAGCGAGCCGATCACCTCGATCACGGCGATGCCGGTGGCCTCGTCGAACAGGAACGGCAGGCATCCCTCGCGCTCGAAGTAGCCGACCAGGCGCCGCTCCTGGAGCGGCCCCATCGCCGGCGCCTCCCCGCGGAAGCGGGGATCAGCGCTCGCCGCCACGTTGACCTCGACCCCGTGGCGGCCCAGCAGCACAGCGGCGACGACCTCAGCCTTGCCGGGATGCGCGAGCAGCGGCGCGTTGAGCACGCGCTCGGCCAGGCTTGCCCTCGCGAAAGCGGGGGAAGGGTAGTCACGCATCTTCCGTCTCGCGCTCCTTCTCGCGCTCCTCGGCGTCGGCGGTCTGGACCGCGCCGCCGCTGCGCGGCCGGCGGCCGTCGCTGTCGTAGGCCACGCCGACCGAGTCGGCGCGCTCGTTGTCGGCGGCGGTCTCGCGGTCGATCTCGGCCGGGTCGTAGCCGCGCTGCGCCACCTTCTGCGACCGCGACGCGAAGCCCGCGCGCACCTCGTCGCGGTCGGCCTGGACGTCCTGGACCGGGTGGATGTAGGCCCAGCGCTGGGGCAGCCAGTCGACGCGGTACAGCGCGCGCGCGTCCATGCCTGCCGGAACCTTGATCGCCTCCGACAGCACGCCGAGGTCGAGCCAGCGGCGCACCACCGGGCGGCACAGCTGGAACACCACGATGTTGTGCTGGAGCGCCTCGATGCCGCGCCGGAACTCGTTGACGTTGGCGCGCCAGGTCCGGTCGTTGATCGTCGAGTAGTCGCCGCTGAGCTGCTCGTAGAGCTGCCGCCCCGCCGCCGCGATCAGGCGCAGCTGCTGGCGCATGAACGGCTCGTAGCTCGCCCCGACCTCGGCGGGCGCGGAGAACTTGATGTCCTCGCCCTGGCCGAGCTTGGCGAGCGTACCCGGCTCCCACGTCACGTCCAGATTGCCGTCGGCATCGGCCAGGTCATCGGCGCTGCCCTCGAACCCGATGTCGCCCGGCGCCGGCGTCGTGATGAAGCCAGCCAGCAGCTGCGAGACCTTGGCGCGCATCAGCGTGGCATCGTCCATGCCGTCCAGGTCGCGCAGCTTGATCAGCGCGCGGGTCAGCCACGGCTCGCCGCGCACCGCGCCGGGCCGGCGCAGCTCGTAGATGTGCAGCACCTCGCTGGCCGGCACGAACACCGGGATCAGGTCTGCGGTGCCGCCCACCGCCGACCAGTCGTAGGGGTGCTGGCGATACATCAGGTAGGCGGTGCGCCGCCCGATCGGGTCGAACTCGATGCCGTTGCGGACCGTCCGCCCAGGCACCTGGGCCTGGCGGAACTCGTTGATCGGGCAGAACTCGGACTCGAGCAGCTGCACCTGCAGCGGCACGGTGCCCATTTCGCCCGGCGCGCGCACCCGCACGCGGACAAACACCTCGCCGGCCTCGAACATGGCGCGGGTCGCCAGCGCCTGCAGGCCGTAGAAATCCAGCCGGCCGTCGGCGTCGGCCTCGTCGGTCCAGTCGAGCCACAGCTCCGCGAGGTCGCGGTTGAGCCCGGCGTCGGGCGTGCGGAACTGCGGCGTGATGCCGGTGCCGACGACGTTGATCTCGATCACGTTGGCGGCGCGGTCGGCGAGCGGGTTCTTGCGGATCGCGTCGCGCGCCCGACGCACCAGGGTGGGCTGGGCGAAGGTCAGCGCGGCGTTGGGCCCGGCCGTGCTCGACCGCCAGGTCCGCGCCCGCCGCCCGGTGCCCGCCGCCTCGTAGTCGAGCGAGCTGTCGCCGATCGTCGAGGTGAAGGCGTCCACATAGATGCGGGTGCCCTTGATCCGGGCGCGCGAGATGGACACCCTCATCTTGCTCACGGCGCGAACCCCTTCTGGCTGGTCACGCGCACCCGGCGCACCCGGCGCGTGCCCTCGCGCGCGGCGATCTCCTCATCGAGCAGCGCGGCGGTGCGCCGCATCTCCTCGAGCGAGCGGTACTGCACGTCGCGGTCGGCGAAGCGCACGCGGAAATAGCCGGTGGCGATCGCCTTACCCAGCTCCTTGCGGAAGCCCTTGAGGTCGGCGAGCGTCCAGTCGCTGAATGCGGCCATCTCGCCTCCCTCGCAGGACCGGTCCTGCGAAGCGCATCGCGCGAAGCAGGATCAGCGCACCACGCTCGACCGACCGACGATGCGGCGCTTGGGCCGGCGCGGCGCTTCCGCCGGCGGCGGCGCCGCGCCGCCCTCGGCGCGGACACCATGCGCGAGCCGCTCCGCGACCCGCGCCGCCAGCGCGCCCCAGCGGACGTTAAGCGAGACCAGCGCGGCGTAGGCGTAGACCATGCAGTCCAGCGCCTCGTTGCGCTGGCTCGGGTCCTTCTCGTAGACCCGGGCCGGAAACCCCTTGACGTATTTGGTCACCACCCGCTCGGCGGCGAGCTGGGCGTAATACTCGGCGTCGAGGCCGGCGGCGAAGTGGACGTAGCCTGGCCCGGGCGCGGTCACCTTGAGGCGCGCCAGCACCATGTCCTTGGCCGCGTCGACCCCGACGATGAACAGGTGGACCCGCGCCTTGTTGTTGCGGCTCGCCCGCTTCGGCCACACCGTCCGGCCCGCGCCGGCCGCGCCCTTGATCGCGTAGACGCGGCGGCGGAAGCGCGGCACGCAGAAGGCATAGGCCGTCTGGGT